ACAAGGTTTTTAATAATTTGTACGCAGAGGATTTAGATGAAGAAGAGTAAAGGTTACGCTGGCGGCGGAAAAATGAAGCCTAAGATGAGCGCAAAAGGTATGTCTAAGGGCGGAAAGCTTCCTATGGTTGAAAAAGATGGAAAGCAAGTTCCTTTCTTTGCTGCTGACGGAAAAGGTAAAATGGCTAATGGTGGGGCAGTCCCTAAAACCAAAGGTTATTTTAAAGGTGGCAAGACTATGACTACCAAAGGCTCTGCTGCTGGTGGAAAAATGAGGCCAAAGGGAATGGCTGCTGGCGGAACTGTTGCTAGAGGCAGCGGCGCAGCAAGGCCTCAGATGTTTAGGAAAGATGGATAAATGGCTATAGATCGCCCCCTACAGACTCCAGACAGCCCTATCTATGAGCAAGTAGATGAGTCTGACTTAGAGATAGAGATTGTGAACCCAGAGTCGGTTTCTGTCGAAACTCCTGATGGCGGGGTGATTATTGACTTTGATCCAGATGATTCAGATACAGTAGCGGATCACGATTCAAACTTAGCAAACTTTATTCCTGATGAGGTTCTTAGCGAAATATCTCGTGATCTAGTTGGATCATTCAAAGCAGATAAAGAAAGCCGACATGATTGGGAGCGAGCCTATATACAGGGATTAGATCTTCTTGGTCTTAAACATGAAGATAGGACAACTCCTTGGGATGGAGCCTGTGGTGTATTTCACCCGCTGTTAACTGAGTCTGTTATACGCTTTCAATCTCAAGCAATACAAGAATTGTTTCCAGCAAGCGGCCCCGTCAAAACATCAATTGTTGGAAAAATTGATGATGAGAAAGAAAAGCAAGCTCACAGAGTTCAAGACTATTTGAATTACTTAGTCACCGAACAAATGACTGAGTACAGAACTGAAACTGAAAAGATGCTGTTTTCTCTTCCTTTAGCGGGAAGTGCGTTTCGCAAAGTTTATTATGACCAAACACTAGGAAGGCCTTGCAGTATGTTTGTGCCTGCTGAAGACTTTGTGGTGAGCTATGGCGCGTCTGACCTAGCTACCTGTGAAAGAGCAACACATATACTTAAAAAGAGCCAGAACGAGATTAGAAAGCTTCAGGTGGCTGGTTTTTATTCAGATGTAGAAATTTCTTCTCCGACCCCTGATGTTGATGAGATTGAAAAAAAGTACAACGAGTTAACTGGTGACTCATCTAACTATGAATATGACTCAAGACATACTCTTCTTGAGTTTCAGGTTTACTTAGATCTTCCTGGATTTGAAGAAACTGAAAATGGCGAGCCTACTGGAGTAGCTTTGCCTTATGTTGTTACTGTTGATCAGTCGTCTAGGATTGTTTTGTCGATCAGAAAGAACTGGTACAAGGATGATCCTAAAAAATTAAAGCGAGAACACTTCGTTCACTACCAGTATATGCCGGGATTAGGCTTTTATGGCTTTGGTTTGATCCACATGATAGGCGGATTGGCTAAATCAGCCACCTCTTTACTCAGACAACTGGTTGATGCAGGCACATTATCCAATTTGCCGGGCGGTTTAAAGTCCAGAGGGCTTAGGATTAAGGGTGATGACACTCCAATTATGCCCGGAGAGTTCCGTGATGTTGATGTTCCTAGCGGCGCGATAAAAGACAACATAAGTTTTCTGCCTTACAAAGAGCCAAGCTCTGTTTTATATCAATTGATGGGCGATATTGTTGAAGAGGGGCGCAGATTTGCCTCTGCTGCTGACGTAAAAGCAGCGGATATGAACGCTGAAGCACCTGTTGGCACGACTTTGGCGATACTAGAACGCTCTATGAAGGTGATGAGCGCGGTTCAGGCGCGTTTACACGCATCAATGCGGGTTGAATTAAGGCTTTTATCTAACTTAGTAAGGGATTTTGGCCCAACAGACTACCCTTACGAGTCTGATATGGAAAAAATTACCAAAGAAGACTTTGATAATCGTGTGGATATCATTCCTGTTAGCGATCCTAACGCTGGAACTATGGCTCAGCGCATAATGCAGTACCAAGCAGCTCTTCAATTGGCAGCGCAAGCCCCAGAAATGTACGACATGCCTCTTTTGCATAGACAAATGCTAGAAATACTCAACATTCGTGATGCAGAAAAGATTGTTCCTACTGAAAAAGACATGTTCCCTGAAGATCCTGTGTCAGAAAACATGAATATTATTAACGGCGAGCCTGTTAAGGCGTTTATTTATCAGGATCATAAAGCACATATACAAACACACATGGCATTATCTCAAGATCCCAAGGTTTTAGAGATTATGGGTAAAAGTCCTAACGCAAAAAGTGTTATGGCTGCTATGTCGGCCCACGTTCAAGAGCATTTAGCGTTTGAATACAGGCAACAGGTAGAAAAAGAGCTTGGAGTAGAGCTTCCGCCCCCAGATCAGCCGCTTCCAGAGGACATTGAGTACAGGATATCGCAATTAGTAGCACCTGCTGCGGAACAATTGCTTGGAAAGAATCAACAAGAGCAGCAAGCTGAAAAAGCGCAGCAACAAGCGCAAGATCCTATAATTCAAATGCAACAGAAAGAGCTTCAAATAAAAGAACAGGAGTCTCAGTCGAAAGCCCAGCTCGAAATGGCTAAGATTCAATTAGATTTACAAAAATCTGCGGATAAATCCTCTCTGGAAAGAGAAAAACTAGACCAGCAGAGAGATATTGAAACGGCTAGGCTTGGTGTTAGAATTTCTGAAAGCAATCAGCGCGAAGAACTAGAAAGCAGGCGGATTGCTTCAAAAGAATCCATTGACGGAGCAAAGATAGGCGTTGAAATAGCAAAGGATATTTTAGGTGAGTGACGCTGTACCCAATAATGTCTTTGAATTCTTAAGAAAAAGAATAAGAGAAGAAATGAACGAGATAAGCGACCATATTAGTGGTGGTGCTTGCTCTGATTTTAGTGAATACTCTAAATGCTGCGGGGTAATACAAGGACTCGCAGTAGCAGAACGTGAATTGCTTGATCTTAAACAAAAGATGGAGCAAGCGTAACCGCTGCATAAGCAGTGCAGGCTAACTCTGGAGGCCTATATATCCAGTGCAACGACTCTGAGCGTTATACTCAGTGCAAGGTAAATATTGATGAGTGAATCTTTAAACCTAGTCGAGGATAGTTCGTCCGAACAAGATGAATCATCCCGCAAAGCAAAGCTTTTACCCGATCCCAAAGGGTACAAAATTCTTATTGCATTGCCAGAACCTGACGAGATGACGGCAGGCGGAATACTAAAAGCCGCTGAAACAATGCAACTTGAAGAGGTAGGATCTATCTGTGGCCTAGTGATAAAACTAGGCCCAGATGCCTATTCTGATGAAAAGCGATTTCCTTCAGGGCCGTTCTGCGAGGAAGGTGATTTTGTCTTAATGCGTTCTTACACGGGAACAAGATTTAAGGTTCAAGGAAAAGAATTTCGTTTAATCAATGACGATAGCGTAGAAGCTGTTGTCGAAGATCCAAGGGGGATAGTTAAGGTATGAGTGAAGCGCAACAAGAAATGGAGTCCGAGTCTCCATCAAGTGCTGAAGATAAATTTTTTGGCATTAAAACTCAGATAGGCAAGAAAGAGGAGCCTGTTGAGAAATCCGCTGATTCAGACGTTGAATATGAAATTGTCGATGATCGCCCTTTAGAAGATCGAAGGCCTAGCAAGTACGAAAGGCCTGAAGATGAATCTGAGGAAGAGCTAACTGGAGTTAGCGATAGCGTTAAAAAAAGAATCGATAAGTTAAGATTTGACTATCACAATGAGCGAAGAGAAAAAGAAGCAGCAATAAGAATGCGCGATGAAGCAGTCAATGTCGCACATACTTACAGCAAAAAGAATCAAGAGTACGAAGCTTTAATTGGTAGAGGCGAGGAAGTCCTTGCTGATTCTATAAAAGAAAAAGCTCAGATTGCTTTAGATAATGCTAAGGCTTCTTACAAAAAAGCTTATGAAGAAGGCGACACTGATAAAGTAGTCGATGCTCAAGAGCAGATGTTTGTTGCTCAACAAGAAATAGTTGAGGCAGACAAATACAAAAGAGACATTGGCTCTTATCAGGAAAACCAAAAGAGACAGCAGATTGCTCAGCAGGAAGCTGCACAAGCCGCGCAAGCCGCGCAGCAGCAACCTCCTCAAGCAGAGCTTTCGCCAGCAGCAAAGGAATGGGCTGACCAAAATCCTTGGTTTATGGCGGATGGATACGAAGAAATGACAAGCCTAGCTTATGGAACTCATACAGCTAACATCAAACAAGGTATACCTGTTGATTCTCCAGAGTACTTTGAGCGTGTTAATTCCAGATTAAGACAGGCTTTTCCAGATTTTGATTGGCAGGGTAGCGATTATGGACGTAACGCAACTTCGACTGCTAGTCCACCCACGACGGTGGTGGCTCCTTCCACAAGGAATAATGGAGCAAAACCGCGCAAAGTGAAGCTAACGTCCACTCAAGCAGCACTCGCCAAGCGGCTTGGGTTAACCAATGAACAGTATGCACAACAACTCATTAAGGAGGGCAAGCATGTCTGAAGAGCGCACACCAAGGACGAGTGAATCTCGTCAGCAAGAAGCAAGACACGATGACAACTGGGTTCCGGCATCTATACTGCCAGATCCAGAACCGCAAGATGGTTATGTTTTTCGTTGGGTAAGGACTGCTATTTTAGGGCAATCAGATAATACCCATGTTTCACAAATGTTTAGAGAAGGTTGGGAGCCTGTGAAAGCAGAGGAACATCCAGAACTAAAACTTCAATCCGATCTTCATTCTCAATTTAAAGGGAACATTGAGGTTGGCGGGCTATTGCTTTGCAAATGCTCTGAAGAAAAAATGAAACAAAGAACCAAGCATTTCCAGCAAATTGCGGATAATCAAATGGAGTCTGTCGATAATAACTTCTTGCGAGAAAATGACCCTAGAATGCCTTTGTTAAATCCAGAGCGTAGTTCTAGGACAACTTTTGGTAGAAACTAGCCCTTTGTTGCAGGGTTGTTTCTAAGAGTAAGGAGGTCATTATATGGCTACCAGCGCAACCCCAATGGGTGCTGAACCTACTGATACTCTTAGTGCAAGTGGCTCTTTCACTGGAAAAGTCCGGCACATGAAGATTGCCAGCGGTTACGGCACAGCCATTTTTTATGGCGATTTTGTTAAACTAGTTGCTGCCGGAACGGTAGAAAAATCTGCAATTACAACGGCTGTCGTCGCAGGCACAGTTGGAATTTTTGTAGGATGCTCTTACACCGATCCGACTTCTAACCAGTTAACTTTTAACCAGCAATTCCCTGCTTCTATTGCACAGACGGGACTAGGAAACAATGTTTCACTAGTCAGTACCGCTGGCTCGACCTCAATAGGTCGAAGCAAGAATGCAGTAGATGCTTCAACAATTGCTACAACCAACAGTCTGCCGATGCGTATTGTTGAGTTTGTGGATGGCCCATCCAGTACGGTTGGCGACACCTACACAGACGTTTTAGTGACATACTTGCCACTAAGCCACGCATACGAAACCGCGCTAGGCGTATAAAGGAGATTAAAGAATGGCTATTTCAAGAGCGCAAATGCTTAAGGAACTCCTGCCGGGACTTAATGCCCTTTTTGGTTTGGAGTATGAAAAGTACGAAGATGAGCATACGCTTATCTATGAGACTGAAAGTTCAGATAGATCTTTTGAAGAAGAGGTTAAGCTGAGCGGATTCGGTGCTGCACCAGTAAAAAATGAAGGCTCTGCAATCTCTTATGATTCAGCGCAAGAAGCTTTTACTGCACGATACAACCACGAAACCATTGCTATGGGTTTTGCTATAACTGAAGAAGCTATGGAAGATAACTTGTATGACTCATTGTCTGCACGTTACACCAAAGCTCTTGCACGAGCTATGGCTTACACTAAGCAAGTTAAGTCAGTTAACCCTCTTAACAATGGTTTTACTAACTCTTACCAAACTGGTGATGGTGTAAACCTTTTCACCGCATCTGGAGATGGAGTTACAGGTGGTGACGGACACCCGCTAGTTAATGGCGGAAAAAACAGCAACCGTCCTTCTACGGCGGCAGACTTAAACGAAACATCTTTAGAGAATGCAATTATTGATATTGCTGCATTTACTGATGAGCGTGGTCTGTTGATCGCTGCTAGACCCCGACGATTGATTGTCCCTCCTGCTTTGATGTTCACAGCCGACAGGTTATTAGAATCTAATAATCGCGTGGCTACAGCAGACAATGACATTAACGCTATCCGAAACATGGGAGCAATTCCTGAAGGATATGCGGTAAATCATTATCTGACTGATTCAAATGCTTTTTTTATCATTACTGATATTCCTAACGGATTAAAGCATTTTGAGCGTACTCCTATGGAGACAAGCATGGACGGAGACTTTGATACTGGTAACGTGAGGTACAAGGCAAGGGAGCGATACTCTTTTGGAGTAAGTGACCCACTTGGAATTTACGGTTCACCCGGATCAAGCTAACGGATATGGGGGTGCT